TGATAGATAATGAGTAGAAACTATCAAGATCCACTATATAAAAAATGGAGACAGCAAATATATAAAAGAGATAATTTTACTTGTCAGTGGCCACATTGTGGCAAAACTAAAAAATTAAATGCTCATCATATTCAAAGATGGGCAGATTTTCCAGGATTAAGGTATCATATTAATAATGGAATAACACTTTGCAGAGATTGTCATCAACGTATTAAAGATAATGAAGAAAATTATTGTGCATTTTTTAATTCAATTATTTTAAATAAATTACGAAAGTAATTATGAATAAAGATCCTTTTACAATCATAATAGATACCAGAGAACAACTTCCGTGGGAATTCGGATATCACTCTACATCACATCAAAAACTGGACACCGGTGATTATAGTATTGCTGGCTTTGAGGATGTTCTAGCTATTGAGCGTAAACGAAGTGTGAGCGAAATAGCTAATAATCTTAGTGAAAGTAGATTTTTAGATGTATTAGATAGAATGAGTAAAATAAGATACTCCTTTATCCTTTTAGAGTTTGAGCTTAATGATGTTTTGGAGTACCCAAATAATTCTGATATTCCTAAAAAATTATGGAGCAAGCTCAGAGTGTCTGGTAATTATATCCTAAAAAGATTAGTAGAAATACAGATGCAATATGGAATACATATCATGCTTTGTGGATCTATAGAAAATGCCAGAAGAACAGCAGTCTCCATAATGAAGAGAGTGTATGAGCAACAAACTAACAACATTTGAAGACGCCTGGTTAAATCTAGGTGACCTTTCTGCATTACAAATTCCTAAAAATCATCTTATTGGTAGAACCAAGGAAGATATTGAAAATCCAGATCTTCACCTATTAAGACTATTTACCAATCCACTATATTTTGGTACAGCATGTAAACTATTATTTGGTATAGAACTCCACCCAATACAAATATCCATTCTGCAAGAGTTTTGGATTCGTCCATTTCCTATGTTTATTGCTAGTCGTGGTTTTGGTAAATCATTCATTCTTGCACTATACTGTGTTCTTAAATGTATTTTTATACCAGGAACTAAGATAGTTATTGTTGGTGCCGCATTTAGACAAAGTAAAATTATATTTGAATATATGGAAACTATTTGGAGAACTAGTGCTATTTTACGTAGTATATTTAATGGTAATGATGATGGTCCTAGACGAGATGTGGATAGATGCACAATGAGATTAGGTGATAGTTGGGCTGTGGCTATTCCTATGGGTGATGGTAGTAAAATTAGAGGTTTAAGAGCACATATTATTATCGCTGACGAATTTGCATCAATATCTCCAGATATTTATGAAACCGTAGTATCAGGTTTCGCTGCCGTAAGTGCAAATCCAATTCAAAATGTTAAAGAAGAAGCCAAAAAACAAGCAATGAGAGAGGCTGGACTATGGAATGAAGAATTAGAAGCAGTTCAATTAAAGAAAGGAAACCAAGCTATAATAGCCGGAACAGCAGACTATAGTTTCAAGCACTTCGCACAATATTGGAATAGATATAAAGATATTATTAATAGTCGTGGAGATAAGACTAAACTAGAAGAAATTTTTAAGGGTGAAGTACCAGATAGTTTTAATTGGAGAGACTATAGCATAGTACGTATGCCATATGAATTAATTCCGAAGGGTTTCATGGATGATAAACAAGTATCCAGAGCCAAAGCTACAATTCATACTGGTATTTATAATATGGAATATGCAGCATGCTTTACAGAAGATAGTGATGGATTCTTTAGAAGAAGCCTTATTGAAAGCTGTGTAGTTAATGATGAGAAAGATATATCCTTCCCATCGTGTGGCAAAGTAGCATTTGATGCTGTGATTAAAGGTAATCCAGATAAGCAATATATCTATGGAGTTGACCCGGCATCAGAACAAGATAATTTTTCTATAGTCGTACTAGAACTGCATAAGGATCATACCAGAGTTGTATATTGTTGGACTACTAATAGAACTAATTTTAAAGATCGTCAAAAAACTGGTTTAGTCGATGAGCACGATTTCTATAGTTATTGTGCTAGAAAAATTCGTAGTCTAATGACAGTTTTTCCTCCAGCCAGAATTGGTATGGATGCTCAGGGTGGTGGTGTTGCTATTGAAGAAGCATTACACGATCCACAAAATTTAAAACCAGGCGAAAAACTTGTATGGCCTATTATTGATTATGAAAAACCAAAAGAAACAGATAGTCAACAAGGATATCATATTTTAGAATTAGTGCAATTTGCAAGAGCCGATTGGACAGCACAGGCTAATCATGGATTAAGAAAAGATCTAGAAGATAAAGTTCTTTTATTCCCACGATTTGATAATCTTACATTAGGACTCACTTTAGCGGATGAGGGTCAGGATATTCTTAGTACTGATTTAACTCCTATGTATGATACATTAAGTGAATGTATTATGGAAATTGAAGAATTAAAAAACGAATTGACCACTATTGTTATGACTCATACTAGTGGTGGAGCAAATGCTAGAGATAGATGGGATACTCCAGAAATTAAAACAGCTAATGGTAGAAAAGGCAGATTGCGCAAAGACCGATATAGCGCATTAGTAATAGCTAATATGTTAGCTAGACAAATGCTTAGAAGCTTTGCCACACCAGAATATAATATTATTGGTGGTAATGTTAGAAATTTAGACCCTAAACAAAAAGGTCAATTTTATAAAGGACCAGAATGGTTTACAAGTGGCGCTAATGATGATTTTTATGGTGCTGTTTATAGACAATAATGGTGTATAAGATTCTTAATCCAATCACAATAGTATTATAATAATATTAAATTATGGCTAATCAAAAATATCCCAAGAGTGAAGCTATAGAAAACGCCCAATATGATGGTCAAGAAGCTTACGTAACATGGGGTGATGATCTTAACAGTAAAAAAGAAGCATTAAAATCTTCATCAGAATCTCTTACCGAATTTAATGGTATTGAAAGATCCACAGCACGAAGAACCAGATTGGATTTTTCTAATCTTGATACGAATGTTAGTGGTCGCCCCGGTTTGACAAAAAGCGACTATTATTCTTTCAGACCAGACGAAGCAATACCAACTCAAGTTAAATTAATTATAAGAAAGGCTGAAGATATTTATCAGCGAGTTGGTTTAGTAAAAAATATTATTGATCTTATGGGTGACTTTGCAAGTCAGGGTATTACTATTGTTCATCCAAATAAAAGGGTTGAAAGATTTTATAGAGCATGGTTTAAGAAAATTGCTGGTAAAGATAGAAGTGAGCGTTTCTTAAATAATCTTTATAGAACTGGTAATATTGTAATTAATAAACAATATGCTAAATTAAATAATAAGATTATTGATAAGATGTATAGAGCAACAGCATCAACAGACATTGCTGATCCAACCCTTGAAGATATAGAACCAGTCAAAAAAGAAATCCCTTGGAAGTACACTTTTATTGATCCAGTTTATGTGGATGTACTGGGAGGCTCCCTCGCTTCATTTGCTACAAATAAAATTTATGGGGTTGTATTACCAGGAACTTTAAGAAAAATTATTAATAGTCCAAAGAATGATGCTGAAAGAAATATAGTATCTCAATTACCAATCGATATTTTAGAAGCAGCAAAGACCAGAAGACCATATATTCTCAATCCTGAAAAGACATCAGTATTTCACTATAAGAAAGATGACTGGCAGATTTGGGCATATCCAATGATATATGCTATCATGGATGATATTACCATTATTGAAAAGCTTAAATTAGCAGATATGTGCGCTCTTGATGGCGCAGTATCTAATATTCGTATTTTTAAACTTGGTAGTTTAGAGCATAGAATTGCTCCAACCAAAGCAGCAGCCAGTAAACTATCTGCTATCCTAGGTAATAATGTGGGTGGTGGCACAATGGATCTTGTGTGGGGTCCAGATATCGAACTCTTAGAGAGTAATACAAATGTTCATAACTTTTTAGGCGAGGGTAAATATATTCCTCACTTGAATAGTGTTTATGCTGGATTAGGTATTCCTCCAACACTAACGGGCACATTTGGAGCGTCTGGTACAACTAATAATTTTATTAGTCTTAAAACACTAACACAAAGACTACAATATGGTCGTGATGTGCTAGTAAGTTTTTGGGAAAAAGAAATTGAGGTTGTTCAGAAAGCTATGGGATTTAAATATCCTGCAAAAATTGAATTTGATAGAATGGATCTATCTAATGAGGATGCAGAGAAAGCATTATTAATTCAACTAGCTGATAGAAATGTAATTAGTGATGAATTATTACAGATGAGATTTGGTATTGATCCAAGTATGGAGAAGGTTAGAATTAATAGAGAAGATAGAGATAGGAAATCAGATAGAATGGTACAAAAATCTGGCCCATATTATGATGCTAATACTGAAAGTACTCTTAAGAAGATAGCACTACAATTAGGTTTAGCCACACCAAGTCAAGTTGGTTTAGAATTAGAACCGAAGAAACGTGGAGAAATGAATGCTGTGGAATTAAAGTCACAGTTTGCGATACCAAAATCTCCATTTGGTGGTGGTGCGGGCAATCCTCTTCAAGAGTCAGCACCAAAGGGCGCTCCAGGACAGGGTAGACCTAAAAATAGTAAAGATACCAAAATCAGGAAAACAAAAGATTTTAAACCACGCACAGGAGCATCTTTAGCTATTTGGGCAAATCAAATTGAGGATCAGATTAGTGAGATTATGAATCCTCATTTATTAGCATTCTATAATAAAGATAATTTACGCAAACTATCAGCTTCTGAAAGTAAAGATATTGAAACTATTAAGACTAAACTATTTTTTAGTGTTGAGCCAATGTCAAGTGTTAATGAGGAATCTTTATTGAATTCGTTAGCTTCAATTGAAAAAGATAATAATATTAAAGATATGTATCATGCATATCAATATTGGCTAAAACAAATTGGTCACGAATTAAATCGTCCACTCACATTTGAAGAAAATAAGCTTATTAAAGCATCTTTTTATGCCACGGTGTATGATAAAAATAACTAAGAGGTAAATCATGCAAATTTTTCAAGATGAAATTAATGATGGCTTGAGCGACCTCCTATCTGCAAAAGCCCACATCTCTTATGCCTCAGTTGTACAACCGCTGCCTGTTTCTGATACTATAAATAAGCCTAAAACCGTTTTCAATAAAACATTAGCTAGTGTGGATGATTCAGATTTATATTATACTCAATCGGTACTAGTTAGTTCATCATGGAATAAGAATGATGATATTTTTGATAAGGCCGAAGTATGGGCCGCTAAAAATTCACCCGAACACAAACCAACTAATTTAGAGCACGACGAATCTGTAATAATCGGTCATATTGTATCAAATTGGCCAATCACAGAAGATGGTGAACTTATTGATGAAAATACATCAGTAGAAAATCTACCAGATAAATTTCATATATTAACTGGTTCTGTAATTTATAAAGCATATACTCAACCAGAATTAAAAGATCGCACAGAAGCTCTTATTAACGAAATTGAAAATGGATCAAAATATGTTAGCATGGAGTGCTTTTTTAAGGGTTTTGATTATGGTTTAATTAATAAAATTTCTGGTGAATATACAGTATTACCACGAGATGAAAGCACAGCATTTTTAACAAAACATTTAAGAGCATATGGTGGATTAGGCGAGCACGAGAACTATAAAATTGGTAGAGTTTTAAGAAATATTACTTTTTCTGGCAAGGGATATGTGGACAGACCAGCAAATCCAGATAGTATAATATTCAGCAGGGATGGTTTTAAGTTTATAAATAATTCACCAAAAAATGATGATAATTCAAAATCAGGTGTAGTACTTTCTAAGTCAAGCATTAATTCGGAGAAACAAACTATGAATGAAAATACAGAAGTAGTTGAAACTGTTGTTGCAGATTGCGCCGAAGCAACCCAAGCAGCACAAACTACGATTGCAGAACTAAATACTCAACTTGATACCCTAAGAGCTGAGTTTGAACAAGCCACTATGCATACAAAGAAACAAGAAGAAGAAGCTAAGAAACATAATGAAAACATGAAGACTAAGTCAGACGAGCTTGATGCTCTAAAGGCTGAACTCGCCGCTGCCAATGAGACAATTGCTGGCTATATGATGAAAGAAAAGAAAATGATTCGTAAGGCTAGCCTTGTAAACAATGGTGTTGATAGCACTGATGCTGAATCAATTGTAGAGAAGTTTGATTCTCTCAATGATGAAACATTTGCTGCTATGACAGAAACTTGGTTAGATATGGCTAAGAAAATCAAGAAGAATGATAAGGTAACAACAGCCGAAGAGGTTGCAGAAGCCGATATCACTGAAGTTCTTGAGAATGTCGAAACCACTTCCGACGTAGCAATTACTGTTGGCGGTGAGGACGATAGTGCTGTTGAAAACACTCGTGCAGCTTTAGTAGATTTTGTTTATGCTAGACTAGGTAAAAAACTTAATAAGGGAGAATAAAAATGGCTCTAAAACCAGATCGTATCGAACTTCTAACAGATATCTCTTTCTTCATGAATACAACTGAAGAGAGAGGCGGCGTTGCTTCCGTAGTTTCAACTGGAGCAGGCGTATCAATGGATGATGCTGGCGCTGTAGTAGAATATGCTACTCTAGCTTCTGGCGCTCTTCCAGTTGGCGTTCTACTCAATGATGTTGTAGATTATGACCTAACAAGACAGCACATTAACTGGCACAAAGATGAGATGCAAGTTGGTGGCAAGGTCACTCTACTAAGAGTTGGTCAAGTAACAACTAACCAGATTGCTGGTAGTCCAACAGCCGGTGCCCCAGCTTATGTTGGTGCTAATGGTGTTATCACAACAGCAACAGCAACTGGCGTTGCTAGAATTGGTTCATTCTTGAGCGAGGCAGACGCAGACGGTTACGCAAAAGTCGCAGTAAACATTCAGTAATTAAAAACAGGGAGTAAATAAAAATGGCTAATACTAATTCGTTTCAACCAACTCCAGAACTTACAGATCTTCTAGTTCGTTCTGGTTCATTAAATAAGGAAGAGGCTCTAGCCGCAAATTCACAGTTTGCTAAGGCTCTAGAACTACCTCTTCGTCAGGGTATCCTAAATGGTAACATTTTGGACAACATCTTTGAGCCAATCGTATTAGCCCAAAGTGCCACTCCAGAATTTCCATTAGATTTCATCGCTCCTGGTACCGAGAAGGATTTTGTGGCCTACACAATTCCAAATCACGGTTATATTCCAGAGCGTCACGTTGAAGGCGATTACGTCATGGTTCCAACCTATGACATTGGCGCTAGTATCGATTATCTTCTAAAGTATGCCCGCGATGCCCGTTGGGACGTTGTTGGTCGTGCTATGGAAGTAATGGAAGCCCAATTCGTCAAGAAGATGAATGATGATGGTTGGCACACAATTCTAGCCGCTGGTGTTGATCGTAACATCATCGTTTATGATAGTGATGCTAATGCTGGTCTTTTCAGTAAGAGACTAGTTTCTCTTATGAAGACAGTAATGCGTCGTAACGGCGGTGGTAACAGTGCTAGTAACAATCGTGGTATGCTAACCGACCTCTATGTTAGTCCAGAGGCTATGGAAGATATCCGCAATTGGGGCCTAGATCAAGTTGACGAAATTACTCGTCGTGAGATCTATGTTGCTGCTGATGGCACTCTAAACCGTGTATTCGGCGTTAACCTCCATGATCGTGATGAGCTAGGTGAAGGTCAAGAATATCAATTATTCTTCGACGGCCCACTAAGTGGCACACTACCAAGTGTTGACGAAGAATCGAAGGTTGAGCTAGTAGTTGGCCTTGATCTTCGCAAGAGCGATAGTTTCATTATGCCAGTTCGCCAAGAAGTTCAAATCTTCGAGGACGATACACTACATCGTCAGAAGAGAGCAGGCTTCTACGGCTGGGCCGAGCAGGGTTTTGCTGTACTCGATAATCGTAGAGTACTACTCGGCGCTCTCTAAGATTAAAAATCACAATAAACTGTGGCAAACTAGGCTGGCTCGCGCCAGCCTTTTTTGTTATATAACCTACTGGTGTATTATATAGTATCGTCACCATATAAGGATACTATTTATGTCAGCTAGCCAATATGATTTTCCAATCGAGAAGGGTAGTTCTTTTAAATTATCCTTAGTATATAAAGATAATAATGGTAATATAATTGATATTACTGGTTATTGCGCTAGATTAACTTGGAGTACAGACACAGGAGTAACGACCACCTTCACAACAGATAACGTTGATTTGAGTGAATATAGTTTTACAATTGATGGTCCAACCGGTAAAATTACTCTTTTAATTCCAGCGTCTAAAACAGAAACCTTCGCTTTTGATAATGCTCGATATGACTTAGAGTTACATTCAAATATTGATCTGTATACTGGAGGAGGTAAAGAAGTTAATAGAATTATATACGGTACAATTAATATAATTAGACGTAATAGTGATACAACAACAACTCTAGCGTGCTAATCATATGTCATATTTTGTAGCAAATATAGAGTGTGGTGATGTTAAAGAGTTTATTATTCAAAGTAATATTGAAAATACTAAACTTATTGAAGTAATAGAATTAGAAGATAAAAATATTGTACTCGAAGCATACGACTATTCTACACAAGTTATAATCAACAGCGACTATTCTTGTCAAGAGACCAATAGCTGCTTAACTGGATCTATTCTTCTTACAGAAGGTTCCAATATACCATCTGCTAATACTATTAATAATTATTCAATAGATAACGGTGCTTTATTTAAAATCAGCGGAACAATAGCATCTAATATTACTGGTATAGCTAATGGTGTTTCTGGTAGATATATAATTATTGTTAATAATACCAATCAGGACCAAACTCTACACGAAGAGTCTTTGTCTTCATCAGCATCTAATCGATTTGTGTTGGGTGTTTCTAATAAAATTATTGGCATTAATCAAACCGCAACTCTTGTTTACTTAACTGGATTAACTATTGATAGTGTCGGCTCCCAGTCTAGATGGGTATTGACGGCCACAACTTGAAAAATTAGCATATGGTGTATCATATTATGCACCACCTCTTTAATTAAAGGGTCAAATTATGGCTTGGCAATCTGAAATGATTACTATTGTTAGAACATTAATAAATGATCTTGGTCCTAATTATACATATAGCGACTTAAGAATCAAACAATCAATAGTGGTGGCGGCTAAATATGTACAATTTGATGTTGTAATAGAGCCAGAATTCAGTATTGATGTAACGAACTTAACCATAACACCAGATCCAACTATTAATGATGTAGATAATCAGGTTTTTATCAGCCTTACTTGTTTAAAAGCAGCATGCTTAATTGATCAAAGCAATTACAGAACCAAAGCTGGTTTAGAAGGTATTAGGGCCGCTCTTGGTCCAGCTAGTCTTAGTGTTGGTGGCAGTCTTGCCGGTTGGAAGGCCATATTGGAACATGGGGCTTGTGCGGCATATTCTGAATTTACAGAACATTGGGATGTTTCCAATGCTAGTGCTGTTAGAGCTATCTTTAGTCCATTCGTTGGTAATAAATTTGATCCTCAAAATCTTCGTAATCCAAATTTTGATTATTCAAGATATCAGGGCAATCAGTACTACTAGGATAGTATAAATGGGAAATTATTGTATTATTCCAGATACTAAAAATAATGTAGTAGAGCTTACTAATAATGATTGTGATATAACAATCCAAAGTACAGCGGTTATTCTGCCAGCGTTACCTAATCATCATAATTTTACACATTTTACTAGTGGAGATGATCCACTGACACCAGAAGACATTGGTGCTCAAAATGCTTGGGAAAGCCCTATATTTGTATCTAATCAATTTACTGCACAAAAAGGCAAACATTATATTATAAAAAGTCAAGTAGGCATAACTCCCACAGTATTTTCCGTATTGGATCCATTAAGTCCAAGTATTGGTGATTTTTATGTTATTTATCATGAAGGTGGACCATTAATTAATATTGGTGGTACAGTTTATAGTAGTAGTGGCACTTTACTATTTAGGGTTTATGGGGCGGTTGGTCTTTCTGGCCAATGGAAAACACAAGTTGTCAGCCTGCAACAAACTGTAGCTAAAGCTTGGGTAAGTTTTAATGGTACCACTACTCCAATTACAATTAACAGTAGCTATAATGTAGCTAGTATAACTGATAATAGCGTCGGTTCTTATACTGTTAATTTTAGTAGTCCAATGGCTAATACAAATTATGCTGTTTTAATTACAGCTAGAGATTATAATAGTGATATCTATGCTATGAATTTGGCAGCTATGAACTCTACATCATCAAAAACTATTAATAGCGTATCTATAGTTAGTAATTATAATCGTACCGGAGCATATGTGGATTCTCCAGAATATAATGTATTAATTTTTGGAACTTAATTATGCAATATATAATATATCCAAATAATATTACTATTAGTATAGTAGTGCCATCATCAGACAATGTTCTATCATTATCAGAAATTGCTACACAAACCGTGCCTAAAGGATTACCTTACAAAATTATTAATAGTGAAGATATACCATCAGATAGAATTTTTAGAAACGCTTGGACATTCGATTTCAGTAATCCAGACGGATACGGCGGTGCTACATGATTAATATTAATTTAGAACAAGCTAAAAATATTTGGAAGGATATTATTAGAATTAATAGATTATCAATTTTTGATAAATTAGATATAGAGTTTTTTAAAGCGTTAGAATCTACTGATATTAAAAAAATTCAAAGCATTGGTAAACGTAAAGAGATTTTACGAAATGCCACCAATGATAGCCGTTTTAATAAAGTTAAGGATATTGATCAACTCAAGACCATTTTCTCTTTAGACGAATTAAATAACGTATAGTGTAATTAATTTTAGACCTTTCTCTCAAATTAGGGATTTAAAATGGCTAATCCTTTCACTGGTATTATAACCGCAGAATTTAAACAAATATTTGATGATGCTATTAATGCATTATTAGAAAACACAGCTCTTACCGTACCATGTACGCTTATTTTTGATAACACTAAACTGCAAGATTGTCCAAACTGTATTTATGATAGTATTAGTAGAAAATCTAGTAATATTTATGAAGTTGGTGGTCCTATCCCATTTATCACCGGTCAAATTTGTCCATACTGTAATGGTATAGGCAGTCTAAGCTTTAGTAGTGAAGAACAGGTTTATCTTGGTATTATTAAACCTGTATTCTTTGGTGGTAGTAATCTGGATCTTGAGAGCGTAAATTTTGTTGATGGTAAGATTCAATCGCTATCAAACATAGACCTATATGCAAAACTTAAGAATGCATCTTCGGTTATTGTAGATACAAATATTATAAATCTTACTAATAGTAAATATATAAGATACAAAGATCCAGTACCAGTTGGTTTTGGTAATAATTCATTTATTATTACAACTTGGCAAGGGGTGCAGTAATGTCACTTGAAGTTACATTCAATATCAAAGAAACAGACGCTCAAATTGCAAATTTAATAGTTAATGCATTAAAACCAGAAGTTGAAAAAATTCTTAAAAAAAGCTTTAACAAAATTAAAAAATCACTCAAAGATATTGTACAAAATGCACTCAGATTAGCACCAGAATATCAATCACTGGTTTCTGGAGAATTAAGAGCAGAGTTTGGTTTACCAGATGGTCAGTCCAGGGCTGATGCTATCATAGCTTTAATTACTAAAATTGGTTTTGAATTTAAACCAATCAAACATACTGGATATAATTTAAGTGGTAGTTTTATATTAACCATGATAGAATCTGATTTTAAGAGCGCTTTATCATCCCCAGCAGCAACATTTACAACTGAAAAGGGCACACAATTGGATTGGTTAGAGTGGCTTCTATTACTTGGTAATAAAACTATTATTAAAGACTATGTAGTAGATATTGGACCAAATCCAAGATCTCGTACAGGTATGGCTGTGATGCGTGGAGTTAAATCTGGTAAGTGGCAAGTACCATCAGCATTCTCTGGTACAATTAATAATAATTGGATAACTAGAAGTATAGATAGTGTTGAACAGGATATTAAACAACTTATACAGGAATCAATTACATTATGAGTCCAGCATTTACATATAATAATTTTAATTTTAGTGGTGTTACAAGCATTGGCGAACATCTACTAATGTCCCAAATTGAAAATAATATCAAATCTTTTTTAGACTGGGGTTTGCTCAATATTGGTGGTTTTATTAATGTTCTAAGACCACAAAATAATATTTTTGGTAATCCTATCTATAAACTAAAACCAACAGAGGATCCAAATTTTACCACAGGTCAAGTTTGGCAAACCATGAGAAAAGATTGGGTTTGGGAGCAAGACATAGTTTTTGTTGATAAATATAATCCATTATTACAAAGCACCCCAACTCTAATCACTGGTATTTATGTTAATAATGTTTTTTATCCATTAAATACAGTTGGTCAATACTCATATAAAGTTGACTATATTAATAGTAGAATCATATTTAATAGTCCTATTTCTACTTCAGCTGAAGTTGGTATGGAATATTCATATAGATGGGTTCAGGTTTATACCTATGATAATGCAAGATGGTGGCAGCAATTACAGTATAAAACTGATCAAAATATTAACCATTTTAATCAATTAGCCGAGGGTGATTTTAGTATACTTAGTAATAATAGAGTGCAATTACCGGCCATTATTGTGGAAACTATTTCACGAGGAATGTCAGAGCCATACCAGTTAGGAGACAAGTCCTTAATTGTAAAACAAGAATTATTACTGCATATTGTGGCCGAAACTATGCATGATCGTAATATGATGATAGATATATTAAGACTGCAACAAGATAAATTTATTAAATTATATGATACTAATGTTGTTCTTAAAAATGGTGTATATCCTTTTAATATTGATGGATCATTAAACAATAATAGACTTCAATATGATGAATTAATTAATGACGAAGATTATTATTGGAAAACAGCAAGACTTATTGATATTTTTGCTAGTGATGTTCAGTCATTTAGCCCATTTTTATCAGAAAGTAATGTTAAGCTTACCGTAGAGATTATTTTTGGTGTTGATAACTAAATGGTGTATATTTTATAGATAACATAACACTTCTTCAATGGAGAATCCAAGATGGCCAATAAAAGAATTTTCTATGCAAGTCACGCTGTTAAAGTTGGTAATGCGACAGTAAATGGCGCACAAAGCGTAGCAGTAAATACTAATTTTAATCTTGAAAATATCTTCCAGCTTGGTAGATTGTCTGCTTATGAGCTTATTAGTGTGGATCCTGACGTTGAAATTACTATTACCAAAGCGTTAGATGGTTATAATACTGTTTATAATTTAGCCACAACTGGTGGTGGCGCAATTGTTGAAAATGCTAATGATACAACCACAGTAATTGTTGCTGTTGGTGAGGACACAAATGAAGCTCTTAATGATCAGGCTTTGGTAAGTTCTATCACCATGACTGGATGCTTTATTTCTAGTATCAATTATACCATCCCAGTAGAAGGTAATATGATAGAAGAGGTAGTATTAGTCGGTAGTCATAAGGAACTTAATGGCGCTGTGGCGAATCCTAATGCTGATCCAAACCCTCACGTGTTGCGCAGACAGAATCTGCATCTTGCTAATTGCGTATTTCCAACTGAGCTTGGCGATGTGATTAATAAAACAGCAAGACTTAGCAATATCTCAATTAGTGCTAGTTTAAACAGAGAGAAGATGTTTGCTCTGGGTCAAGTTTCACCATTCCATCGTTTCGTAAATTTCCCAATTGAAATCACTGTTGCTTTTGATTTGATTGCAGTAACTAATAATGATGGTGTAGTATTCGCTCCTGTTGAAAATGAATGTGAGCCACTAGTAGAACTAGATCCACAAGATATTCTTATTAACCTTTGTAATAGTGCTAGTCAAGATATTTATACCTTTGATTTTAGAGCTAATCAAACTGAGGGTGAAGGTAAAGCATATTTACAGTCTACTAGCTATAGTGGTGGAGATACTGGTGGTGGTAATGTGACAACAACTTATACTTATATTGTATATAACGACTTGTCAATTACTGGTTAATTAAAATAGGATAGGATTAGTACTCAAAATAATTGAGGTTTTGAGTGGATTTAGATATAGAAGATAATATATATAGAATTATAAATGGTTACTATTTTATAGAATTAAATAATAATATCTATAAAGTATTTTCAACACCATTATTAATCAAGCAAAGAGCAAATGCTCTATATAATGAAATTATAGATAAATATAAATTTGATACTAAGTCTTGGTTATCTAAACAAACCATAGACTATCTACTAATAAGAGATAATTTATGGAATAAAGATAAAAGTAATCATTGTGAATTACTACTTAAACAATTAGAAAAAACAAAAATAGAACTATATTTAAAATTCATTGATCCTGTCAATAGAAAAAACTGTAAACAATTAATTCAAGAAATTAAAACAAAAATTAATAACTATCACAATGATAAATATTATTTTTATCATATGTCTCTAGAAGGATATGCTCATTCAATAAAAAATCAATTTATTATAGCCCATACGGTGTATAAAAATGATGAGTTAATTTTTAAAGATGATTGGAATAATATCGATATATCTTTATTAGATTCTATCTCATCAGAAATATATAAAAAAAATTTAGGACTAGATGAGATTCGATATTTAAGTAAACAAGAATTATGGAAATCGTTTTGGTCAGCTAGTAAGGAAAATGTTTTTGCTCCTCCTACAACACAATGGACAGATGAGCAGATTTTAATTGTAAATATTAGCAAAAGTTTAGATTCTATCAGGGAACATCCTGAATGTCCAACGGAGGATATTATTAACGATAGTGATGCTCTTGATGGATGGATGTTATTTCAACACGATAAAACACAGAAAGAAAAGAAAAAACAACAATTAGAAGAACGACTTGGTCTTAAAAATAATAAGGGTGGAGTCAATGAATTGTTTGTTCTGACAGATAACAAAGAAGAAGCCAGGGAAATATTTGATTTAAATGACAATAATATTAAACAAGATATTAAAGAAATTAGAAAAGTCGCCCAGTCTGGAAAATCTGTTAATTGGACCGAACTACCACATGTACAAAGAGATATGAGATCCGCACAAAAAGAATTATCTAAAAGACTTCCACAATAATAGGAAATTACAATGCTAAACCAAGATCAAAAAGACTTGTTAAAAGATATGGAAATGAGATTTAAAACACTAATGATAGGATCAATAGCAAGATTTGAACAAAAATTTGGTTATCTATGGAATCATGGACAAGAGCCAGAAACAGACAATCATAATTATTTCAGAGATAAGTGGGATGATTTAAGAATTGATTTACTAAATCATGGTAATAATCAAATAAGATTAGCTTTGGATGAGCTATTTGACTATTTACATTCTGATGCTAATTATAAATATAACTACTACTTTAAAATTAAACAGGATAAGAAATAAAAGGAGATTCTATGAGCGATTTTAGTTTCAAGTGTGAAGTTGATGGACAGGAAAAAGAATTTGATATTAAAACAGTAACTTTAAATGATCAAAGAGAATCTCAAAAAATTTATAATCAAGCGTTCTCAGATGCTGTAAAATCAGGCTCAATAGTTAGAGCAAGACTGGATGACTTATTAACTCAACAAGGATTATGGAACGACAATAAAGAAAAAGAATTCCGTACAATACAAAAAGAGCTAGCTGATCTTGATAAGGTGCTAGCCAAGGGGGGTATTTCATTAAAACAGGCCAAACAATCTGCTGTGAAAATGAAAAAGCTACGCGAAGATATGAGAGACCTCATTTCTGTTAAAACTAATTTAGATACTCATACCGCTGAGGGTCAAGCTGATAATGCTCGTTTTAATTATTTGGTTTCGGTGTGTGTGGTGTATAAAGATACTAAGAAGCCCTATTTTAATAGTTATGAAGATTATCTAAACAGGGCTTCAGAATTGGTCGCAATTCTTGGTGCTCAGAAATTGGCATCAATAATGTACGGATTGGATAGTGATTTTGAAAAGAAATTACCAGAAAATAAATTCTTACTAAAATATAAACTAGTTAATGATAATCTAGAATATGTAGATAGTAAGGGTAGATTGGTTGATGAAGATGGTAGATTAATAAATGAGGATGGACGCTTTATTAATGAACAAGGACAATTCATTGATAAAGATGGTAACTTAGTTGATGATACTGGTGAATTTGTTGTAGATTTTACCCCATTTACAGATGATGATGGCAAACCAATAGTAGTGGATAATAATGAAACACAAACTGAACCCCAATCATCAGAAGTTGAAACTCCAAAACCAAGGAAAACTAAATCAGCAGATAAATCTGCTTGATCATACAAGTCTTTCATTCAACATGACAAAACCCCACCATAGCAATATGATGTGGGGTTATTGTTTAATTGGAGAATAATAAATGGCTAAACCATTCAATCTAACAGCTCAACTTAATATTCAAGGCCCCAATAATCTTAAACCAGTTATTGGCAAGATTAAGAGCGCTATTAGTTCCATAAAAACTGATATTAAACTTAATATCGACACCTCATCTGCTAAAAATATTTCTGCTATCACAAGACAATTAAATGCTCTAGCAAAAGCATCTGATAAAGCTAATAGTAGCGTATCATCTTTAAGTGGAACATTAGCAAATTTGGCAAGTGGTTTTAACAATGCGGCAGGCTCTGTAGCATCTAGTGTTGGTGCTCTTAATCAGGTACAAAAATCTGTGAAGTCATCAGGCACAGCAATAGTACAAACCACTTCTGCTATTGAAGATTTCGGTAAAGCATCAGGACTTGCTGTTCGTCGTTTTGCTGCTTTTAGTACTGTTACTGGTGTTATTTATGGTTTAACCAATGCCATCACGGCTGGATATAAAGAATTTTTAGTTTTTAATAAAGAAGTTGTTAGATTATCACAAGTCACAGGACAATCTGTAAAAGATTTAAAAGGTGTAACCGATGAAATTACAAGATTGGCTACTAATTTTGGCGTAGCATCATCAGATTTATTAGCGGTGAGTTCAACATTAGCACAAGCTGGTTTATCAGCATCAGATACAAGAATTGCTCTTGAAGCATTAGCAAAATCAGCATTAGCTCCATCTTTCGACAATATTACCGATACTACAGAAGGCGCTATTGCTGCCATGAGACAGTTTGGTATTCAAGCAGGAGAGTTAGAAGGCGCATTGGGTTCTATCAATAGTGTCGCAGCAGCATTTGCTGTGGAATCTAGTGATATAATTACTGCTATTCAGCGTACTGGTGGTGTATTCGCAGCATCTAGTAAAGGTGTTAGTGAAGGTACAGATGCTCTTAATGAATTTATTGCTGTATTTACAAGTATTCGTGCCACTACTCGTGAAAGTGCCGAGACTATTGCTACCGGCCTAAGAACTATCTTTACTAGAATTCAGCGTGGTAAAACAATAGAAGCGCTAAAAGAATACGGTGTTGTGCTTACAGATTTACAAGGAAAATTTGTGGGTCCATATGAGGCCACAAGAAGACTAAGCGAAGGATTAAGTAAATTAGATCCTAGAGACTTAAGATTCGGACAGATTGTGGAAGAACTTGGTGGATTCAGACAGATTGGTAAGGTTATTCCACTTATCCAACAGTTTGCAACAGCAGAGCAGGCTTTGGGTGTGGCCCAAAAGGGACAAACATCATTAGCTAAAGATGCTTCTATAGCACAGCAAGCATTAGCAGTACAATTTACCAAAACAAGAGAATCTTTCTTAGCATTAATTCGTGATATTGGTGACAGTACAAGTTTTAAGGTTTTTACTACTTTAGCATTAACTTTAGCAAATGCTTTCATCAGTCTTGCTGGCGCTTTAAAACCATTATTACCACTATTATTAACAGTTGCTAGTCTAAAAGTTGGTTCAGCTCTAACCCAATTTGGTACAGGATTTCTTAGCGGTATTGGTGGAGGTAAAAGAAAGGGTTTTGCTAGAGGTGGCTTGGTTCCTGGTAGTGGTAATGGCGATACTGTACCAGCTATGCTTACTCCTGGTGAGTTTGTAATCAGAAAAAGCGCTGTAGAAGCAATTGGTTCTGGTAATTTACATCAAATGAATAAATATGCTGGTGGAGGCTTAGTAAATAGTAATAGAAATGCTTATGGTGATGAGATATTAAGTAGAAGTGAAATTGTTAAAAGATTTAGAAAACAAGGAGTTGAAATTAGTGCCACATCTGAACTTTATAAAGATTTAGGAAGACGAGATTCAGTAGGTAGTGATCTTAGAATGAAAAAAACTTTAGAATTACAAAAATCAACACCAAGACCACGAACAACAATACAATTAGCAACATTACAAGGTGAATCTTATGAGCGTAATATAAAAACAAGAGCAGGATCTGCCAAAGTTGTTGCTAGACCATTACAAAATCCAGCAGCAATTGAAGAAATTCAAAAAATTGTGACTAGCGCATCTGAACGAGCAATAGAAGAAATTGCTAAAGTATTAAGTAAAGCAGCAGGAATTAATAATATATCTGGTATAGATAAAAGCATATTAGCTAATCTTGCAAATGCAAATATTGCTGAAGTTACTGGACATTTATTTGAAGCTGGATTAAAAGCTGCTGGAGCCATAGCGGCACCAAATCTTGGTGGTAAAAAAGCTGCTATTGATCTTCAAAATTTAGGACCAGTAGCGCCAGCATTTGGTTTACAACCTGATTTAGCAACTGAAGTTACTAGAGAAAAGAAAGATTTGGGTAAAAAATCTAGATTCCGTGGACAAATTAAAAGATTCTTAACAGAACGACAAAGATTTGCTCTTGGTGGATGGGTAAGGGGTGCTTATAGTCCACAAGATATTGCATCAAGAGCACAAATTTTAGGACTTTCTTCAGAAGCTTTAACCTCCAAATTAGAAGAAAGAGTAGGTACTGGACCCAATCCTAATGATTATAAGATTATGCCTTGGGATATTGAAAAATTATTTGGACTAAAACCAAGCGTGAGACCTCTATCTGCTGTTGAAACACAAATTGATGAAGCTAATGCTAAGAGAGAAATGCGTATTCAAAGGTCTTTGGAAGCTCAAGGACTTAGTATGCAGGACTATAGCCGTTCAAGATATCGTGGATTTGAACCAAGGCGTGGTTTTGCTAGTGGTGGTTCGGCACAAGATACTGTTCCAGCATTATTAACTCCTGGTGAGTTCGTTATCAATAAACAGTCTGCTCAAAAAATTGGTTATAGTAATCTTCATAAAATGAATCAAATTAAAGGATTTAATAAGGGTGGTACTGTCGGCGGAGTACAAAAGTTTGCTGCTGGTGGAAAAGCTTTAGAAAATATAAGTACAGTACAAATCACAACAGCAATTACATCAGTATTATTACCACAAATTTCTACACTAGCTGATAGTTTTGGTAAAATTAATAATTCATATTTAAAAGGTTTCGGTGAAGCACTACAATCAAGCGCCAGTTCTGCATTAAGTACCACAACAGCATTTAAATTATTAAGTAAAGGTTTTAGTCAAACTAATAAAGCTAAATTTTTAACTGGTGGAATTGCTGCTGGTAGTGCAATTGGTGCTGGATTAACAGGTTTTAGTAATCAAAGTACAACTAATTTATTAGAAAAAAATAGCAAAGCATTTAGTGAATTGAATAAAGCCCTAGAAGATTCTAAAAATGCTATTGATGAAGAATCCAAAGCTAAAGCCGCAAAAGAACTTGAGCGTACTTTTAGAAATTTAAGTAAAACTGTACAAGAAAATACAGACGCTTTAAGTAGAAATGAATTGGTCGGTGCTGTGGGAGACAGCGCTTCAAGATTAAGTAGTAATATTACAACTATTAGCACTGCATTTTTAGCATTAAGACCAGTATTAAGGAGTGTAGCTAGACAAGGATTAAGAACAGGAGCAGGGTTTGCAGCAAGGGCAATAGGTGCTGGAGCAACAATAGCTACCGGTGGTACTGCCGCATTAGTTATAGGTGCTGGATTAGCATTATATGAAGCTTATAATATAGGAACAGCAGCGATTAAATATTTTACAGAATCTTCAAAAATAGCAGGAGAAGAAACTGCTAAATTTGGACAAGCATTACTACAAGTAACTCAACAACAATTAAAAAATCGATTAAACGAACCCACAACCATTGAAACTGTTGGTAGAATTAGAGATATTAGAGCAAATACAGACTTTAGTGAAGAACAAAAACAAATTGCCGTAGCGGGTGGTATTGGAACAAATATTTTATTACAACAGCGATTAAGAGCTGATCTTGGTCTTGCTGCTAATAAAGATATACAACAGTATCTTAATGAAATTAAAGGTAATACACAAGCGGTTAATGATTATAATGCTAAACTTGAAGCAGCACAGAGGGGTTTATCAAAATCAGCGGCTGAAAGATTTATAGCAGCAAACCCACAATCTAATGAAGCATTAAAGGGCTTAACAAACTTAACTGAAGATGAATTAAGAAATATTGGCTTGAAACAAATGGGTAAAGAAATTTTGGATATGTCACGATCCGCTGAAACCGCACTATATCATATTAAACCATTAAGAGTGGAAATGCTGAAATTAGCTGAAGTTAGTGCTATGCTATCAGCATCTGTAACCAGATTAACAGCAAACGCTGAAAGATCATCAACAGAATTACAAAATAGTGTGGATATAACTTTGGGTAAGGCTAAATTTACTCCTAATACTAATTTACAAAAAACACTAGATGTATTGTCTAATCCAAAAGGTAATACAACGGAGGCGTTTAAAGCTGCGCTTCAAGACGCATTGGGTAGTTTAAGAGTATCATCTAAGGGTGTTACTCCTGGAGTTGAATCGGTAATTAATAATTTAGAAGGTCAACTAACCGCATTACAATTTATAGAAAAAAATGCTGCTTCGACTCTCTCAGCCTTTAATGATATACCCGGACTTGCTGCCAGAAGTGATCAAGATTTACAAAAAGTCTTTGAAGATATGATTCCAAGTGGTGGCTCAATAACAGATGAGGTAAGAAAAAATATTGCTGCTGATATGGCTAAAAGAGTACAATCTTTTGAGGGGCAGGGCACAGCAGCAACTGTAGATGAGATTTTTGGAACCGCTAGAGAAGATATAATTACATCTAATAGAGAAAATCTTAAAGTATTAACAGATGTGCAAAAAGCAAGAATTGATGCTGAAAAAAGATTCATTGATCAAATGAATCAAAATTTAGAATTAATGAACCAATCAACTCAAAATTTACAAAAGCAACAGGGGCTACAAGCTGAAGTTAATTTAAGAATGCAAAAAATGTTTGGTGCTGGTGAACCATCATTAAACCAACTCAACGCTCCATTTAATACTAGATTGAAAGTCTTAACTGGTGGTATAACAGATCCAGCTGAAATTGGCAGACAAAGACAGGCCGCACAAGAAAATTTTACTAGATTAATGAGCACAAGGATTGATCCAAATAGATTTACTGGTGGAGAGTTTACAGCTCGTCAAAAAGCATTAGATGATGCTAGAAATAATGAAGCTAATAAAATTAATAATTTTACAAATGCTCTTGAAATGGTAACCAATAATACAGAGAGTTTAAGTAATGCTTTTGATAAATTATCACAAAAACAAGAAGAGTTATTTAAAACTGGTGAAAATGCGTTAGATATATTCACATCAGCCTTGGATCCTGTTGAATTTCAACGTAAAGTAGAAGCACCATTTAATG